CTTTTATCAACTTCATTATAATATTCATCAGTTTTAGGATCATACCCTTCTTGAATTAATTTTTGGTCTATTGAAAAAGCTGCTAACGTCATTATTTCATCTTCACCAAACCAAGTGTTATTTTCAACCCAAGCTTCTTGTTTTTCATCAAGTTTTGGTGGGGCTTGATAAATTGGGGTTTGTTGCACATTTTGTTGTGCTTGTTCTAAGGGTGGTTCTTGTTCTAGTGCTACTTTTGAAGCATTTACTTTTGCCTCTTCAACGGCTATTTTTGCTAAAACTTCCTGTGCCTTTGCCACTTTATCGTAATCTTGCACCTCGTGTGCTGATTTTAGGGCTGTGGTAGCTTGCTGTTTTTGTGATTTAAGCCTATTTTCAGCCTCCATTAAATAAGATCTATCTAAATTAGAGGTTTTTGCTTTTAACTGTTGATTTTCTGCTGCAGTTCTTTTTGCATATTCATAAGCAGACTCTTGCCCACGCTCTGCTTCTCTAAGTTTTCTTGTCAACGTGTTTATTCGCTTCTGAACGCTTTTGGAATAATCTTCAAGCTCTTCTTCTTGTTTTGCTTCTGGCGTGTCTGAAACATCCTCTATCTGAGCGTCTGCTTCTTTGTCCACAGGCTCCATAGGTATTTCAGTTTTAGGTTGTTCCTCCTCTATTGGTTCTAATTCTACAACCTCGCCCTCTTGGACTTGTTCTTCTTCTAAAACTTTTGCATTTTCTTCTGCCATTTTTTCTCCTTATACTGCAAGAATATCATTAGGATCTAGTATTGTTGCAATTACTTCATCATCATTAATGATTCTACATTCAGATTCATCGCCGAGTTTGAATCTTGCACCAGCATATCTTCCTATCAATACCCATTGTTTTTCTTGGCACCAGGCTTTATCAAATTTTGATGTGTCTTTGTAACAATCTGGCCCCATCTTTACCACATACCCAACAACAGTAGCTAAAGATTCTCTATCTACAGTTTGTTGTACTAAGTGAATACCACCATCAGTTACACCCTTACCCGCATAAGGTAGGATAAGCATCCGCCAACCTGTTGGTTGTGGCATACGCTCTAATACTGATTTTTCTAAAAGAGTTGGATCTAAAACCCTAGCTGATTCTTTGACATATGCTGGGTTTTCTTTTTTAGTAGCACCACCATCTTCTGTTGGTGTTTCTACTGCATTTTTGTTTTGTAGTTTTTGCTCTGCCTCGATAGACTTTGCAACATGATCAGGTACTTGTATCTGTGTCATCTTGTTGTATTTTTCCTAGCAGCTCTCTAAATATATTTTCTGTGTCGGCGAGAGAACTGTACCGCCCACGCAGATATTCATACTGAGAGAAGTCTTTGCAACCTGCTAACATAGCATCTTTCGTGTCTTCTCTTCTGGCTTCAAGTTCTTTTAAAAACTTGTTTGCAAGCCAAACTGAATCCATTAATAAATGCCAGAGAACTTGCCACCAAACTCAGCAGCACCCATACCTCTAGCTTTACCTTTACCCATTCCAGGTTTAGGTGTGGTATTAGCATCAAACGTGCCAGCGTCAGTTTTTAAAGATACATTACCTTTATTGCTATAGCTGTTTTTATTATTTAATGCTGTAGGTGTTTTCTGTTGATTTATTTCTGTTCTTTTAATCATGTGCTTTATTATGTTGAATGATTTTTAAATTTGCAAGTGTTAATTTTTATTTTGCATGTCCATTATTTTAAAACGAGCTTGCTGTTCAAGTCTTGCTCTAGCTGTTTCATCACGCAACTCCGCAATATCTTCCATAGTATTTATTCTTTCTCTATCAACATTTATCCTGTTTTGTGCGTCCATAGCTTTACGTTGTTCTTCTTGTAAGAATTGTTGTTGTTCTAATGAAAGCTCTTGTCCTTTTAGTGCAAGTTCTTGTTTTCTAATTGAAACTAATGGATCTTCATCACTAGGATCAGCAACACTTTGACTGTATTCAGTAATAAGCTCAGCCATAATTGGTGCGGAGAATTGAGCTAGCAAATCACCTGCTTGTTGTACTAATTGTTCTGCCTCTGCTGGACTAACCTGTTGTGCTTGTTGTTGTATCTGTTGAAACTGTTGTTGTGCCTCGGGTGGCATTTGTTGTTCACCCAGCATATCTGCTTTCATCTGTAAATGTTGCATGATATGTGAATGTATTAAGGCTTGCACTTGTGCGTTCATTTGCACTGGTGGTGTTTTTAATAATGCAATATGTGTCGCAATATGAGCATCATGATTTTGCTGTGCAAAAGCTTGTGCTTGTTGACCAAGTAACAATTTGTTATTTTCAAATCCAGCTTCTAATGGTTTAGGATCTGTTGGTGGGGGTGGTGTTAATATTTGTTCAATATTGTCTACACCTATGGCTGCATACATACGTTTATAAGATTCGTAGATACCGTTTGGACCGTGCACTTGTGGGTTAGATTGAACTAATGCCATCATTTCTTGTGCCATGGCAATACGCTGTGATTGACTAAATATATCAGGATTAGACACTGGAAAAATATCTATGTTGTCATCAAAATCAGATAGTTTAACACTGGCATTTCCATTAGCTATTGCATATGGATATTCTGGTGGTAAATATTCTTGAAATACTTGTGCTAATAAACGAAACTCTTTCTTTTGTGAGTTATGCAATCTTTTGTGTATAGCTGATAAAACTTTAGTAGATCTTTCTAGCAACGCTAATGTGGTGCCTACTGGAGCGTTTGGATTACCCTGGCCTGTATTGATTTCAGCAATAGAGGCAAACTTTTTACCGCCATCTACTAATATACCTAATAAATTCAAGAGTGTTCCACTAGGTTCTTTAAATGGTAATGGTTGTATAGATTCTCTTAATGATCCACCTGGAGCATCAACATCTCTAAACTCTCCTGGCTGTATGGGAGTGTCCTCGTCTCTGATTCTTATACCACGTGTTTTAAAACCAGCAGGTAGATTAGCAAGGGTACCAGCGTCAATGAGCTGTCTTAATATTGATGTAGAAGCTTTGGACAAACCGCCAATCATATGTGTTAAACCAAAGCCATAAAAACCTAGACCTGGTAAAAACTTAAAATGCACAAAATATTCTATTTTATTTTTTAGTCCATCGTCTTCTTTGTAATTTCTACGAATAGACAATATATCATTTGAGTTTGCGTCTATGGTAACTATGTAAGGTAGCTTGACACCTGTCAGTTCGCCATCCTCGTTTATATCTTCAAAGCCATCTATCTCTAAATTACAGTGGACTTCGTACAATATTGATACTTCGCCTGTATCATAGCTTGGCTCCATGCCAGTTAGTTTATTGATTTCTTCTTTAGCGTCCGAATACATATCTGCATCATCGCCTGTTTGTATATCTATTTTGCGATAAAAACCTAGTGCTTGTAGTTTTTTTACCTCATTTTCAGGCATTTTGACTACATTTGTAATACGAGGACAAGTTTCTAAATCTGTAGTGAAGTACGGAACAATAAGATCTTCTGGGGCAACAAACTTAGAAACCGCCCTACCTAAACTTTCGTCATAGTATATTTTTTTAAAAGCCGATCCAGCTAAAGGCAAATAGAACAACATTTGATCGAGTTCTTCATCAAACTCTTCCATCACGTGAGTTATTTGATAGTTCATAAATTCTTTGACTCTTTGTGCTTGTTCTTCTACAGCAGAATCATATGCACCAATAATCTGAGTCTTGACTGGTCCACCAGAGGGTAAAAGTTCTTTATAAGCTTGTGCTTGAAAGGTGGTTACTGCTTCACCTAGTAGAGGGTGTATAACTCCAGAAGCACCCTCAAAAGGTTCTGATCTTTCATCATCAAACTTCATACCTAAGTATTTCAAACCATCAGTGTATGTTCGCTCCCAATCTTCTCTAGATGATTTGTCTTTCTCAATACCATCAACAAGTTCGTTGGCAATACGATT